TGATGCTTTAGTAGGGGTACAAAAATTAGCTGCTTTAAATTCAAACACCGCTACGCGCCATATATTAGACGGAAGTCTTTACATATATCGCACATTAGCAGAGGCTTTGACATATAGAGTAGCTGACGTATTAGAGTATGCTGACTTTAAAGATGACTTTATAAACAAAATAGGAAAATACAATGTAAGTATACTTAAAGAAATATCTGATTTATATATATATGACTTTGGGGTGTTTATTGAGTTATCTCCAGATGAAGAGCAACAAGCCATGTTAGAACAAAACATACAAATGGCTTTATCTAAAGGGGATATTAATCTTGAGGATGCAATTGATATTAGAGAGATAAGAAATCTTAAGCTTGCTAATCAACTTTTGAAGGTTAAAAGAAAAGCTAAACAAGAGCAAGACGAGCAAAGAGAAATGCAAAAACAAGCAATGATTGCGCAACAGCAATTTAAATCTCAAGAGATAGCTTCTCAAGCAGCATTACAAAAAATTGACGCAGAAACTCAATCTAAAATGCAATATAAACAAGCAGAGATTGCTTTTGAAATAGAGCGTA